GATTGATCGGCTTCATTCCAAATATAACCCCAATTATGGGTAGCAGCTTCATTTTGTGCTTGTTGTTCAGGAGTGATTGTTGGTGCATCACCAATTGGTGAATACCATTGAGCATCTGATGTATTTATTACCCAACTCGCATGAGGTTTTTCACTGTAGAATATATTATTATCTTCATCCCAAACATAGCCTATACCAGCGTAGTTCCCTCTTAAAGCTTTAGACTGATCCGCTGATAATTCTCCAGTCTTATTATCGTAATGTTTTCCAGCATTGGTATTGTAAGATGTTTGAATCCATCTTTCAGCAGGCCAATTATTGTGTTTTTCCAAATATTTTTGTCCTACGGCTTCCTCTTCAGCACCGTCAGCATTTAGCGTATCTTTATTATCTAAAGTTAATACTGCAAGAACTTTTGATGTATCTGATATTTTTGCAAAATGTGCCATAACTTTATTGATATTTATATCTAATAATAACAATTCCACTACCGCCATTCTTTCCTGCCCCAGACGTCCCATCAATATTCTGTGCACCTCCAGCGCCACCACCACCACCAGTGTTAGGTGTTCCAGCAACGGCCGCAACTCCTGGATACATCGTTCCACCTTGACCTCCACTACCACAAGGACTTCCTG